TTATTTGTCTACTACATCTTGTTTGTCATTTGTCATATTCTCTCCCCCCAGCTTGTCCCCCGCGCCGTCCACTGTGGACTCCAGGGCGGCGATGGCCTTGCGGAGCCATGCAGGTACAGGCGCACCGAGGGCACCGATGTTCTCCACAATGCTCCCCAGCTCGGTCATGATATACCAGACCAGCACCAGAACACTCACAAATACCTCATACTGGAAGGGCATCTCCAGGGCGGGGATGTTGGCTAGAATCAAACCGATCACCCCGTCCAGAATAGCGGCCACCAGGACGGCCACCACGGCCCCCAGCTTGTGCCACAGGCCGTCCCTGGCCACCTTGGACGACCACTCCCCGGCCCGGAGGGCGGCGGCGGTGCCGGTGCCATAGTCGAGCGCCATACAGAGCAGCCAAGCAAGCACCAGCCAGCCAAACCAGCCCCACAGGGCCGTCAGACCGCCCAGCACGGCGGCGACCGCCGCCTTGAATCCGTTGATATGCTCCATATCAATCGTCCTCCCTTACATAATCCGCCGTTTTCCCGATCAGGGCCTCCACAGTATCCTTGGAGTAGTTCCCGGCTTTCCAGTAGTCGGGCTGGTCGATAATGCCGACATTAGCCAGCGTGTCCACGTCGGTGTCCAACTTGGACACATTCGCCGTCTCTCCCCGGCAGAGCGCCAGGAACGCCTCCCAGGCCCCGGCGGTGGCCCGGATGGTCTTGGGACAGTCCTTGCCGTTCCAGCGGTTGTGCTGGACTACATTGTCCAGCGGGATGCCGTGCTCCTCCATGAGCAGCCGCACCAGCGCGGCGGCGTTGGCCTGTGCCTGGGCAAAATCGCCCCCGGCGTTGACGCAGATCTCGATACCGATGCTGGTGGTGTTGCCCGGCCCGTCCTTGCCGTCCCCGGCATGGTAGGCTGTCTCGTAGTCGGGCAGGTGCTGGACAATGGCGTGGTCGTCCACGGTGTAATGCCAGCTCACCAGGTCGCGCTCCCCGGCATCGCTGTCCAGGTAGGCAGCGTGGGCCGCGGCGTCGGCGCCCTTGGCCGCGTTGCCGGTCTCGTGGATGGTGATGTACTTGCAGGGATTGCTGCCTCCGGGCCGATTATCCGCCCCTGGGGCGATAAGGTGCGTCTGGATGGCGAGGCCCGTGTCCGTGACCCGCTGGGGGCCCTCCACGGCCTCCAGATAGGCCAGGGACACCCAGCCCTTGGTCGTCCTGCCCCAGCCGTCCCGGACCTCCAGTACGTCCACCACCGTGCCCATGGGGTACGCCCCCGCCTTGCCGTAACTGGTGCCGGGGCCGCTGCGGATGTTGACGCCGATGGAGGGCGTCACGGTATACTTGCTCATAGGCTTGTCCTCCTGTTCCGGCGGCGTCTCAGTACCGCCCTGCTTGAGATACACGCAAATCCAGTTGTGCACCTTGCGGCTGGCGGTGATGCGCTCGCCGCCAAAGTCACACTGGCTGGAGCCGCCCCCATCCAGCATGACGGCGGAGGCCCAGCCCAGCCCGGCCAGCTCGTCCCGCAACTCCTCCGGCGTGGTCACGTCTCCGGTTCCGTCGCCAGAGCAGTAGAGGGCCAGACTGCCACCACGCAGGCCGATAGCACTGCGCCCCCGCTTGCCTCCCTGGGCCGAGCCATAGGAGGGCTTATCCACTGGCTTGCCGGAGGCAATGATGGCGGTCACCGCAATAAAGTTATCCGCTCCCCCGTACTCGGAGGTCATGTGGATGTCGTGGCCCTTATCCCAGGCGTAGCCCATCGCCCTCCAGGGCGTGCCGGAGCGCATTACCCCGCCCACCTTGAGCAGCGGGCAGGCCGAGCCGTCTGGGTTCCACATGCCGCCATTGAGCACGTAATGGGCCTTTGTTTCAGCCTTGACCTGAGAGAGCGTCTTGCGGCAGTTGGTGACTCTCAGCTCAATCCGCTCCACGGACGAGAGCGGGACATATGTAATGATCTTACTCATTTGATTCACATCCTTTTATCCAGCGATCCCGCTGTTGATTACTGTTCCGGGGCCAGTAGCCCGGCCAGCTTCTGGTACTCCTCCGGGGTGAGCCGGTCGGCGGCCAGGTAGACATCCATCTTGTCCTGGAGGCCGTCGGTGCGGCCCCGGTCAATAAGCAGCTTACAGAGATTAAATACCGTGTTCATGTCCTTCCCCTTCCTCAAACAGCATTGGTGGTGATTTCCAACATACAAAGCCGTTCCTCGTGCTCGGCCAGCATGTCCAGGGTGATGTCCTCTGCGGTGGGCGGCTGGGGCTCCGGCTCCGGCTCCGGGGGCCGCTCAGTGGGCGTGACACCCACCAGCCTGCCCTCCTCAATCTGGAGGTCACACCAGCCATAGGTCGCCCACACCGCGTCATGGAGGTGGGCGGGCACCTCAATCCAGCCCTCCAGCCAGCAGGCGCGCCGCCCGCTCTGGCTCTGGATCGGATGCTGGCAGGTTTCCAGCGGGTCAATTTGGATAATGGTCATAGGTGGCCCCCCCTTTCAGCCGATGGCAAGGTAATAATATTTGTATCTTCTGTCGTTTCTCTGAGCGTTTGCATGACCAGTAGCATACCACGTTATAGTCTTACCATCTGATGACTTCTTTGCATAACTGCCGGAAGGGTCACCAAAGCCTCTATACTGCTTAAACTGTGTCGTTAAAGCTCCTGTGTATATAGAATAGTAATTATCAGAGGTGACCCGCTCCCCTAAATTACTGGAGAAAAAACCATTATCGAGCGTTTCTTGCCAACCAATAATAAGCAACTTGGGGGCAAAGTCAAACGTCAGTGATGTCGGGTTACTGCTCCCCCATCCGGTTCCACTGTTATAATCTCCCGTCCCCACATAGCTTCCGGCGACCACTGTCGCTCTCGTTTTGATGAAATCCATATATGCCGCCACGCTTTTCCCATCCGGCATAAATACCGCTTCGGCCAAGGTCTGCGGGAAAATATCACAGTCCTGCCCCTGCATCCGCTCCACCCGGTACGGGTCAACAGGCAGCGCCAGGGGCGTCTTGGTGTATGTCCAGTTCCGGGTCTGATTCACCGCGCCGCTGGCCGCCTGCACGCTGGCCTTGATGGTGATCGCCCCTGCACCGGGGTCGAGCATGGACACGGGTATGGTGATCAGTTGGCCGCTGGTAGGTGTTAGCGTGCGCTCATGGCCGTTGATTATCTCTGTCACTGTGATGGGGCTGTCCGTATCGCTGGTTACAGAATACGTCACTGGTGCCTTGGCGGTGCCAAGATTACCGTCAGTGCCGGAGATAACGAGGGAGGATACAGGGATAATACTCACCACATTGGACACAGTGAGGCCGCCGTATACACCGGAGATACCGGCGGAGATACGATATTGCACGCTTGTCCAACCGGATTGCACCGTGTCGGTATAGGTCAGGTCGTCTCCTGCGTAAACCTGCGTCCAGCCTCCGGAATCCACCCTGCGCTCCAGTTTGTAGCTTTCCGCGCTGTCTGCGGCCTCCCAGGAAATATCGACCGCATGGCCAATCATGGCGGCACCTGGAACTGTGATGGACGGCACACCGGGAACTGCATACTTAAATACATAATAGTAGTTTCCACTAATTCCGTCTTTTGGATAGGTATTTTCGGATTCACTGGTCACATCTTCAATGTACACGCCCTTCTCTTTTATGGTCTTGACACCATAATAGACTGGATAGAAGATTTTCCCAGAGAGTGTATCAGGTATTCTATACGCCAACTTACCAGAGCTCGAAATCCAGCCTGCTGTTTTGTTAATTCCGTACGCTTCTTCCGCGTAATACACACCGTCTCCGGCCATGGCTCCATCAATGGCATATGGGTATTGAGCTGCGTCATTCTCCCTACTCATTTCAAGTGCGTTATTGAGGGTATATTTCCCACTCACAGCGCTAAAGGAATAGCTCTTACCAACCCAAAAATTATTGATATCCCCTTGTTTAGGGGCATGCGCAGAGTGATCTTCCTCATATTTGACATTCAAGTTGTATTTTCCCCAGACATAGACCTGTGCCATTACCCCTCACCTCCTGTTCCTGTATAATCCGCCAGAATCAGGCCATAGAGCGTATTTGCCTTCCGGGAGGCCGGAGGCACCGCCTCCTCCACCTCATAGACTCCGCCGATATCAGGGAGCTGCTCACCTGGCACCTTGCCATCGGGCCCCAGCGTCGCCACCCCATTGGGCGCGCCCTTCTCGGAGGACTTGACGTACCCGGACAGGTCGATGCCCGCCATCGCCTCCTCCAGCTCCTCGTGGGTTACCCAGACGCCCGCCGGATACTCCAGCGAGACCTCCACCTCTCCGGTGACGCCGACGGCCACGGGGAAGCGGTGTACGTCCAGGCCCTCGGCGATGGGCGGCACCGGCTGGGCCCGGTCCCCCAGGGCGGCGTAGTAGAGCAGGGTGGGCGCGTCGTCGCCCACCTTGGCCATGATGCCGAACTCGGAGAGTGTGAAGCCCTCCTCCAGCCCGCCGCCCATGTCGTTGCGGTACTCCACCAGCATGGAGAGCTGCCCGCCGGCCACCTCGGGCTGGGTGCTGGTGGCCTGGGCCACGGGGTCAAGCAGGGCGGTGAGGGCCTTGGCAGCCTCGACGCCCTCCACAACGCCCCTTCCCACCCACACCTCGGTGAGGGCCAGCGTCTCACCCGCCGCCGCCCGGGCCAGCAGGCCCTCGCCGGCGGTAGTAATGATAAATCCGTACATGCTACTCCTCCTCCATGGGCGGAAGCGTGACCGCCCGAATGCCCCAGAGCCCGCCGCCCACCCGCAGGGTGGCCAGCAGCTGCGCCAGCTGATAGGTGAACCAGTAATCCAGGTGCGCCGGCTTAATCTCGTTGACAGCGGCCTCAATCCCGCCCACATCCGCCGGGACGCCGGCCAGCTCGGACAAAACAATTTCAAATTGATACTCCGCCGGGTGCTCGATGACCGAAATCTGGGACGGCTCGAAGCCAAAGGAGGCCACCACGCTGCGCAGCATCTCCGCTGTAGTGGCGCCCTGGCCCCGGAGCTTGGCCTTGATGCGGCTCCTCCGGTAGCTGTAGGGCCGGGTGCGGTCGGCGGGCAGCCCCACCCACTGCTCCCACAGGTCCAGCCCCCAGGTGGCGGTGTCCACCCAGAGCTGGGCCAATGTGTCCGACTCGGACACGCACAGGGCCCCGGCCTGCTCCCCCAGCACCCGCTCCAGCTCGGACACCTGCGGGCTGTCCTGGTAGTAGCGCGGCAGGCGGAACACCAGATTGCTCATGTCACGCTCACCTCCCCCAGTACAGGGATCTCCCCGGCCTGGATGGTCACGCCGGCGGTGCCGCCGTTGACGGTGAGGGAGGCGAAGTTCTCCACCCCCTCCACATTGAGCAGCAGGGCCAGCACCCGGTTATAGAGCAGCGTGTAGGGCTGGTCGTCGGCGGGCTTGTAGTACACCGTGCCGTACTTGCCCTCAATGAGGGTGTGCAGATAGCCCGCCAGTGCCGCCCGGAAGGCGTCCTGGACGGCTCCAGCCCCGGCTCCTCCGGTGAGGGAGACCTGGGCGGCCACTGTCACCTCCCGCTCCGTGGCCGCCGCCACCGTCACCGCCGCGCCGACGGGCCGCTCCTCCTCAATGTGGGCCTCCACGGCCTCCACAATCTCCTCCGAGGGTGCCCGGTCGTTGCTGTCCACCAGCGTGACGCCCACCGTCCCCGGCCCGCCGGGCAGCTCCACCACCTTGGCGTTTCCCACCCCCGGGATCTCCATGGCCCACTGCCGGTATTGATAGCCGTTGCCGCTGGTGGGGGGCCGCTGCACCCGCTCCCGGATGCGGGCGAGCAGGGCGGCGTCGCTCTCGGCGTCCGTGCCGCCGGCCGCCGCCTCGCTCTGATAGTCTGTCAGGCCCGTCAGGTTGACGTACATCCGGTCGATGGCCCCGACCTCCACGTTGTAGGCGCTGCCCACCTCCGCGGCCTCCAGGCGGCCCTCTCCCGCGCCGTCCTCTCCCAGCGTGACCGCCGCCAGGAGGGAATAAGCCAGCCCCCCGGCGGTCAGAAACGCGGTGCCCTGGGGGATCACCAGCCCCGGCGTGCCGCTGAAGGAGATATCGCAGTAGGCCCTTGTCCCCTCCCGGCGGGTGATGCTGTAATACTGCCCGCCCACCAGGTCGATGTAGCCCCCGGAGCTCTCGTCGACGAACAGCATGGAGGGCACCCCCTCCAGGGCCCGGTACGCCTCGCTGAGCTGTTCGGCCACCGGCCCGGCCACGCCGTCGGCGAAGCCGCCCGCCATGGCGCTCAGCCCCTGGCTCTGCCGGATGGCCGCCAGGATCTCCGCCTTGATGGCCTCCGGCCTCTTGTCCTCATACATGTATGCTCGCCTCCCCGTATACCGTGGTCAGGCTCACCCGCATCCGCAGGGTGGAACCGTCGAAATCCACCACCTCGGCCGCGGCCCCGGTGATGTAGGGGCAGACGGTCAGCGCCTCCCGCACATACCGTACCGCCTCGCTCAGCCGGGTGTCCGCCCGGTAGGGCTGGCCCACCAGGCTCTCCAGCTCGCACCCGTAGTCCCAGGAGAAGGGGCTCCAGCGGTACCGCTCCGTGTGCAGCGCCCGCCAGGCCCAGCCCTTGACGGCCTCCAGCCCGGATACCATGACCGGCTCCCCGCCGGAGAAGCGCGGCACGCCCTTGTCGTAGTCCATGGCCACATCCCGGTAGAGGGGCAGCGCCTGGGCCGTCCCCTCCGGAGCGGCCGTCTGGAAGATCGGAAAGAGCTGCCTCATGAAAACACCGCCTTTTGGAGAATGTAGTAGTCCTGTCCGTCCGCTGTCACCAGCACCAGCAGCCGGTCGCCCGCCCGCAGGAGCCGCCCGCTGCCGTCGTCCTCCTCCCAGGCGTAGTCCAGCCCGGGCGGCACGTGGAGCTCGGTCTGGTCCAGCGTCAGGCCGTTGCACACCACCCGCAGCACGCCATGCCCGGCCTGCTGCACCTGGCCAAAGAGCCAACCGCCGGCGGCCTGGCCCCGCTCCGCCGGCCGGAGCAGCTCCGTCAGCCCCGCATATACGTCGTCCATAGCTCCTCCTCTCCGGCACAAAAAACGCCCCGCCTTGCCAGTTGACAAAGCGGGGCGGGGTGGTATAATAACATTAGATGGGCGCTGTTGTATGACGGTTAGCCCGAACCTAACAGCTTAACCTAAGTTAGCCGCTCGGGGGCCATCCGGGCGGCTAACACGCATTTGGGCCTATGTAGACCAGCAGCCAGAGGACTGCCAGGAATACAACCACGCAGCGCAGGGCTCTCGCCCAGCGTCCGTCTCCCATCCGCATCACCTCCCCTCTCAGGGAAGTGGCTAACCGCCATTGATACAACAGCGCCGCGATCATTGTACCACAAGCGCCGCGATTTGTCACGCCCCACGAAACCCGCTTTGCTGGGCTTCCGCGGGGGCCCCAATATCGCCGCCCCTACGGGGGCGGCTTTTTTTATAGCTCCTGCCCCGCCTCCACCTCATTGGTGAGACTGCGGAAATTGAGGGACAGGCGGCAGAAATACTGCCCGTTTTTCCAGGTGTGGGTGTCGCTGTCAATCCAGCACAGCCCGGTCACGCCGGTGGTGTTGGCCCGCAGCAGCACCGCGCTGCCGGAGATCAGCTCCGGGTCGCCCAGGCACTCCACGGTCATGGTCTGCTGGAGGCCGTTGTCCTCCAGGTACGCCTGGGCCTCCGCTCTGGCGTCCTCGCCGTCCCGCTGGGTGAGGATGTGCTGGAACTGCCCGTACAGGGCGGCGCTCTCCGCGTCGGACACGGTGCGCACCCGCGCGCCCGTCTGGCTGTAGATCTCCACCGTGTTCCGCAGCTCGGAGATGTCCTCCGTCACCCGCAGGCTCTGGAGGTTCCGCCCCGGCGCAAGCTCCAGGACGGCGGCCTCCGGCTTTTCCACCACCTCCAGCTCCCCCAGGCCGTTGAAGCGGGAGAGGTAGCGCCGCCCGTTCTGCCGGGCGGCCAGGGTGTAGAGCCCGTCCACAATCTTGTCCAGGTCCCACCCCGGATATTTGCGGCTGACCCGTACCCCGGTGACGGCCAGGTCGGCCACCGGAATCCCAAAATCCCCGCAGAGGGCCCGCACGGCTTCCTCGGGGGCCGCGCCCCGGAAGGTGTACCAGCCCTCGTTGTTGGCCAGGAAGCGCCCCCGGTCCAGGGCGGTCAGGGCGGTGGTCACCCCCTCGGTGGCTTTTTCCCGGGTGACGAGGTCTCCCCGGAACCGGGTGCGGCCGCCGCACCAGAGCCGCAGCTCATTGCCCAGCTCGCAGGGCAGCTCGGGCAGGCTCCCGTCGTTGGGCGTGGCCATGACGGCCTCCACGGAGCGGGACACCCGCTTGATGCTGCCCGACCAGGTGAGGGTGCTCACCCGCTCCGTCACGTCCCAGGTCTCCCCCTGGGGGCTGACGATCACCACCTGGTACTCTGCCATAGGCCACCTCCCGACGCGATTTTATCCAGCTCCAGATCCGCCAGGCTCTTCACCGTGTTCTCCGGCACCCAGGGCACAAGGCGCGCCGTTCCGCTCTCCTCTTCTTTCACCTCCCGCACCTTGGTGGCGGCCGCGATCTTCGCCGACGGCGGCCTGGCCGCGGCCGCCGGGAGCTGGGCCAGCGGCGGGATGGTGAGCACCTGACCGGGGCGGATCAGGTTGGCGTTGGCGATGCCGTTGGCGGCGGCCAGCCGCCAGGCCAGGGAGCCGTCCCCATAGTACCGGCGGCAGATGCCCCACAGGGTGTCACCGCTGGCCACCGTGCAGGTCTTGGCCGTGGCCGTGCCGGTGGCGCTGTCCCGGCTGGCCGCCGTCCCCGCGCCGGAGGCGGACGGCTCCGCGGGCAGCACCGGCGTCTCCGGCCGGGTGTACTGGCGCAGGGTGATGTCGGCGTACAGGTCGTTGGTGCCGTCCTGCTCCCGGTAGGTCACCCCCTCCAGCAGCACCGCGGCGTTGACCGGCGTGCCGCTGACCATCCAGCGCACCACCGTCCCCTTGTCCACCCACCGCTCCAGCTGCTCCAGGTAGAGCCAGGGGTTGGTGCCCGCCCCCGGCGACAAAAACGGGTACGCCTGGGCGGGCAGGAGGCAGTCGTGCAGGGTGGTGCTCCCCATCCTTTTCCCGCCAAAGAAGTTGAGATCCCCCAGTTGGTCCACCGTCACCGTCTCGATGGCGGCCTCATGGGCCCACTGGTAGCCGGCCGGGGTCACCGGGAGTACCAGCTCCACGCCGGCGGCCTCCTCCAGGAAGGTAATCAGCCGCAGCACTACCGCACCCCTCCCATCTGTGCCAGCCGGAGCCTCCAGTAGAGCGCCTCCGCAATGGCGTCGATGTCGCTCTCCTGGCGCACCTCGAAGGTATTTCCGGTGATGGTCACCTGCGCCCCGCCGCCCTGGTCGGCCTGCCGGGCCTCCCGGGCAGTGAGCACCCGCTCCCCCTCGTGGAGCAGGGCGGCGTACCCGTCGTAGGGCACCCGCTCCAGCCCGGCGGCGTGCGAACGCCATACGCCGTCCTCGTCGTAGTAGCCGCCCCGCCGCCAGTTGCCGTACCGCCGCTCCTCCACGGACAGTCCGGTGGTAGTCTCCGACCCGGTCCCCACCAGTGCCGATGCCATTCCCGCCGCCAGACCCTTGCTGTACTCCTGGCTCTTGCGGTATCCGGCGTCCCAATACGCCTGATTGGAGCTGGCGTCGTCCCGGATTGCTGCCGCCAGGGCCAGCTCCGACTCCAGCGCCAGTTGTGCCCCCTCTGATGCGTTGTACTCGTTCATGCCCTGCACCTTGGCCTGCATGATCAGCCGTCCCATCTCGGCGGCGTCTCCCTCAGCCTGGGCCTGCTGGTACTCGTCGGTTTCCATCATGGTCTCCACGGCCTCCCGCTGGTACTGCTCCTTCGTGTTCTCCAGCTCGGCCTGCCAGGCGCCGATGGCCCGGTTGGCCTCGTCCATGACGCCGCTGTTCAGCCAGTCCATCTGAGCCTGGATGCCCTCTTTCCGCTTCTCATTGTAGCCCTCGCCGTAGGCCGCCTCCGCGTTGGCCTCCGCGTCGGCCAGGTTGTCCACCATGCCTTCATAGGTGCCCGCCATCTGCTCCGACAGGCCGCCGTACTGCTCCTGCATGTAGGAGAGGATCTCTTCCACGGCCTCGGAGCCCCTGATCTCCCCGCGGGTCACCTTCTCCGCCACCGCGGCGGCGTTGCCCCACTTGCTCAGGGCCTCGTACACGTCGATGCCCCGCTCGGAGAAGTAGTTGAGGTATTCCTGGGTGGTCTTGTCCGTCAGCTTCATGCGGCTCAGGCCCGCGATGAGCACCGCGTTGTCGCTCTCGTTGAGGGAGAGGGCGGCGGACGCATCCGACAGGGTGGTGAGGATGTCCAGGGACTTGTCCTCCCCGAAGGGCTTGACCAGGCTCTTGGCGTACCCCGTGATCTCGTCGTAGGTGTAGTTGGTCATGGCGGCCATGTCCTGCACGTCGGCCAGGAAGGCCGCCGCTTCCTCCTCCGAGCCCAGCAGGGTGGTAAAGGCCATCTGCTTTTGTTCCCGCCCGCCCGCAATGGAGGAACCGGAGGTGACGGCCTCCTTCTGGGCGGAGAGCTGCCCCTCCGCCGCCTCTTGCACGTAGTTTTTGAACGCCTGGTCCTTTGATTCAAAGATCTCCGCGCCGCCTGAGACCGCACCTGCCAGGGCCCCCACAACAGCGCCCACCGCGATTCCGGGCGCGCCCAATACCGCACCCATGGAGCCTCCGGAAACCGCCCCGGACAGGATCGAGGAGGCCATACGCGCCTCCGGCTCCCCGATCGCGCTGCTCAGGAAAGCATCCCCCACCTTCCCCAGCGCGTCGCTCCAAAGGCTTCCGACCCCGGCTGCCATCAGCCCCTTTGCCAGTCCGCCCAGTCCTGTGCCGCTCTTTTCGCCTCCCGCCCGGTTGTCGGCCTTGCTGATGGCGGAGGCCGCGTTCCGTGCCTGCTTGTATAGGTCTTGATAGGCGGCGCTGTTCTCCTTGATGGCGGCCTCGGTGTCGCTGAGCTCCCGCCGCAGCCTGGCCTGCTCGTCAATGGCGTCGTCCAGCGCGCCCTTGCTGGTCTCGTCCTTCAGCTTGCGGTAGCTCTTCTGGGCCTCCCTGACCTTTACATCCGTCTCGGCGATCGCCTTTTTCAGATTTGCGGAGTGGCCGACCAGCTCGGTCTGTGCCTTGTCATACGCCTTCAGGCTGGCCTCCAGCTCGTCCAGGCTTTTGTCAAACGCCCTGCTGCTCCCGGCAATGCTTTTCAGCGTTGGGCTCACCCGGTCGTACAGTGTCATGACAATGCCCACTTCTTCCGCCATATCCTCACCTCCTGTTGACTTTCCTGCCTGGTATGCTATAATCGAACTGCAAATAGAAAGGGGGAGGGCTTCCATGACGCCGGAGGAACGCCGCGCGCAGCTTGCAGCAGAGCTTGACACCCTTTTGGACGCCGTTGTATCCATTGGCCCCCACTCCCAGCGGGATGCCGACGCAGGCGCGCCGGAGGGCGCTTTCCTCGCCGAGCTGGAGCGCCAGTTGAACGAAAAGACCGCCGAGCTGGAGGCGCTCAACGCCCGCATGAATACCTTCTCCTACCGGTTCCGGGCGACCAGCCGCGGCCTGCTGTGGCTGGTCTGGCTGGCTGCGGCAGGCATGCTCGTATTCTCCTTCACCCTTGCCCCTTTCCTTGGCCCTGGATACCAGGCCGTCTTTCTGCCCCTCGCCCTGGCCTGTATCGCGTGGGCCGTGTGGGCCAGCATCCCGCCCAAGGTATAGCCCCTCCGCCGCCCCCTTCCGGGGGCGGCGTTTTCGTTTGTGTCCACGCCTCTCCGTGTCACACTCCGGGTTGGCTCCACGGCCGTAGGGGCCGATGCCCCAGGGCGGTCTCTCTTGCCCCCTTGGGGCAATTCACCTTCTGCCCACATCGGCCCGCGTTCCCGCTTTCTGTCATGCTCCGGGTTGGGCGCACGGCCGTAGGGGCGGCCCTTGTGGCCGCCCGCCGTTCTAGCCGGGTTCCCTCCCCTCTTCCACCTCATGGAGGGCGAACGCCAGAGTCAGATCCCGGCCTCCCTGGCCCATGCCGTAGTACATCTCCGGTGTCCAGTGATGCTTGTGGAACAGGTAGTAAACCAGCTCCAGCTCTGTGTCGCCGCCCTCCGTCAGGCGTTTTTTACTTCATCAATGGTGATGCGGCGGAACCCGCACAGCCGCTCCACCGCCCGGCTGAGATCCTCGATCTCGCCCGGCAGCAGCATGGCCTTCACCGTCTCGGCCGGGGTGGCTCCGCCGTACTTCTCCTTCAGCTCCTTCGCCTTCAGGTCGGGTTCCACACAGCCGGCCAGCAGGATATCCAGCATTGGGTCGCCCGCCACCGAATCCCGGATGCTTTTTACCTTTCCGTAGGGCAGCGCCCTCAGCTTGAATACCACGTCCGTGCCCAGCGCCTCGCTCAGCCGCTTGACGCGGTACTCTGCCGTGGGCAGCTCCTTCTGCACATTGGGCAGCTCCGGCCGAAGCAGAAGCGCCAACAAATCCGTCCTTTTCTCTTCCATGTCACTGCACCTCAATCTGATCCAGGTATTCGTAGTCGCTGAAGGTGAAGGGGGCGGTCACCGAGCCCACGGCGGCGGCCTGCCAGTCGGCCAGGGTCAGGTCGTCGAAGCTGACGTCGTAGAGTGCCACCCGCTCCGCGCCGTAGCTGTCCGGGTCCCGCAGCTTGGAGATCACCGTGAAGCGCCGGTCCACGCCGCGCTTGATGCCCTCCATCCTCTGGGCGAAGCCGGAGTCCACCTTGTGCATCGTCAGGCTCCCGGTGCCGCTGGCGTTCATGGCCTTGTGGGTGGTCATGAACCGGCCGCACAGGTTGACGGTCTCCTTGTTCAGCGCCACCTTGGCCTGACAGGCGGAGACCTCCGCCACCTTCTCCCCGTCGATCCACAGCTCGCCCCAGGTGCCCGAAATGACCCGCCTGGCGCTGTCAATGGTTCTTGCCATAGAAATCCGTCCTTTCTGTCCTTTATCCGGCCGTCTGCCGGTTCGGTTCCCTGTCTGCCTGTTTGAAATATCCGGTCAGATACCACTCCTCGGCCCGTCTGGCTTCCTCCTCCGTCATTTCCGGGGGCAGCGGGATGCTGCCCCCGCCTGGGAAACTCCAAAGCCCGCTCTCCGGCTTCCCTTCCAACAGCAGGCGGAAGGTCTCCCGCCCCCGCGGCGTCACCAGCGTCTGCACGCCTCCCTTTCCCGTTTCCCGGTCAAACCATTCCTTTACCTCGAAGCATTCGTTGTTGGGCCGCGTGGCATAGGGTAGCAGTTTCCCGCTCTTCCCCCGGAACAGGTACCGGTTTTCCAGCAGCCAGCGGATGAATGCCTTTTCCCCCACGCTCAACAGCTTTGCCGTCTCCCGCAGGCTCAGAAGCAGGTTCCGCTCCACCAGCTCGTTGAAGTAGTCGATTTTGGGCTGCTGAACCGCCAGCTCCCTGGCCAGGAGGGCCCGGTCCCGCTCCGCCACCCTGCGCCCCTCCTGCTCCTCCTTCAGCCGCTGGGCCAGCCGCAGCAGGAAGTCCGGGCTTAAAAGCGCCTGTTCCAGTGTGTGGGGCGTCATGTACGCCCCGTGCTTCCGGACAGCGGGCAGCACCTCTGCCGTCACCCACCGCCGGAACTTCTTCGCCCCCGGCAGCTTGCTGGACAGCACCAGGGAATACAGGCCGCTCTCGTTGATGATGGTCATTTCCTGAACCCCTCCAAGGGTGTCACATTTCGTTACCCCCTTGTCCTCTTCGTCTACATGGTCGGCCAATGCCTTACGCGGATTGCTGTACCCCAGCGCCTGGGCCACATCCTTGCCCACCAGCCAGGGCTCCCCGTCGAGTTCGACGGTGCGCACCGTCCCAAACTCCTGGTTCTCAAAAATCTGCATTTCCTTCATAATCTCCGGCCTCCTCCGCCGGCTTCCGTGGGTTATGTGTCCTCGCCTGCTTCTGTCCTCTGATGTATAAGCATTCGCACCAGCTCGCCCTGCTCCTTCTCCATGTCACAGACCTCATGAAGAATCACACCGAGCATGGTCTGGACATCCAGCGCATGAGACCGGATAAGCTCACGGTAAGGGCCGAACATCCCTTTCTCCCGGATGAAAAATCCCAACTGGGTGTCCACCGCGTCCACGAGAACCCGCAGCGTATCAAACCCGGCCCGCACGTCCTCCGCTTTCCCTTTCGCCGAATCCACCATGATAAAAACCTCCTGTTGCTTTTCCGTTGCCTGCCGTGCTATAATAGCCCCGGAGACGAGTTTTGGGGTGGGGCCGGGTCTCCCCGGCCCCCGGCCGTTACTTCGGCCAGACGCTTAACAGCGCCTCATGCAGTGTGGAGAAGGACTTTCCGCCGCAACTCCACGTCCCGTTCTGGAACCGCATGACCTCGCCTCCTTCTGCCGCCCGTTGCGCCGGGCGGCTTTTATTTGTCTCGGGGTTGTCCCCCTTGACTGTTTTAATTTTACACGATTATTCGTGCTTTTTCTATTGACGATTTACACGAAAATCAGTGTTTTATTTTATCTATTTTACACTTGTGATCGTGTATTTCAAGTAGTATAATGGACAACATGAGAAGGGAGGGACGATCGATGCCGATTCGGTACACAAAAGAAATTCTTCCTTTGCTAAAAGCCGCTGGGTACAACACAACACGGTTAAGGCGTGAAAGAATACTTTCAGAAAGCACGATACAAGCATTAAGAGATGGCAAAGTTGTATCTACTGATAACCTTTCACGTATTTGTGCTATGCTCCATTGCCAGCCAGGCGACATTTTGGAGTACACAGAAGATGATGCCGGATAAAGGTGATAAGATGGCAAGCACGGAAGCACAAAAGCGGGCAGTAAAAAAAGCACAGGCAAAGTGTGATGCAATTATGCTGCGGCCCCCAAAAGAGGAGGGCGCGGCGATCCGCGCCGCTGCCTTTGCTGCTGGGCAAAGTACTCAGCAGTATGTCTTACAGGCGGCTCGGGAGCGCATGGAGCGGGAGGCCGGGGAGTAATCCCCGGCTTTTTCGCGCTCCGGGTGATGCTACAGGTTGTCCACGGAGAGCTGGAAGTCCTCCATGGCGTCGACGAAGCGGCCGCCCACCCGGACAAAGACCCAGCTCCCGGTCTGATACTCCCTGATTTCCTGCGCGGTCATATCCGCCGTCTCAATGCCCTGGGAGCGCATCCACTTTTCTTGAGCCTCCACGTCGATCTCCGCCCAGCTCTCCCCGGAGGAGAGCACCCCCTGGCCCTCCAGCTCGGCCAGGAAGGTCTGGATGGCGGTCACCAGGACGCACTTGTTGTCGTAGGTGTTGGCGTACCGGCCCACATACTGGTCCTGGATGGTGGTGCGCAGATAGTAGGTGAGGAGATCCATCCCCTCCACGATCTTGATCTTGCTCCAGTCCGCCTTCCCCGTGGCGGGGATGGTGGTCAGGGAGTTGACGCCCCGGGCGATCTTGGCCTTGACGCCGTCGTGGATCAGGATTAGCTTGCCCGCTTTGATGGCCGCCTCCTGTTCCTGTGTGGAGCGGGGCGTCACGGCGGTCAGCTCCGTCAGGGGGGCGTAGGTGGCCGACATGCCCGCGGGGATGCCCGCCAGCACACCCGCGATCCGGCTGGCGTACTGCCCCGCGGTGTAGGTGATCTCCCCCTCCGCAATGGACCCGTCGGTCTCGGCGAAGTCGATGATCCCCATGTCGTCCGGGGCCTTGGCGGCGTTGGGCTCCACCAGCTTCTCGGTGAAGTAGGCCGCCCTCCGGTCCTTCACCCACTTCTCCAGCGCCGTCAGCTCGGCGGCCGTCGCGTCGGGCGGCCCGGCCAGGTAGTCCAGCGTCAGCCCCTCAATGCTCTTGAGGCCCGCCTCCAGGGCGGTGGTGTCCTCCGTGCCCGTGGCGATGACCACCGCCACCACCTTGCTGGGGCCGCCCCGGTCGCTGCCGGTGAACGCCCTCCTGATGTAATTCTGGTTTTCCTGGCCCAGCTCAGCGGGGATCAGCGCCGCGCTGGAAAGCTGGTGGACGCCCTGGGCCTTGGCGTCCCGTACAAATACGCCCACATAGCCCTTCTTGCTCCGGTTGGCCGCCTGCTGGGCGGCCGCCTGGAAGGTAATCGTCAGGCTGGGCAGCCCGATTGTCGTCGCCATCGTATCATCCTCTCTTGCGTCAAAGCGCAGTTCGTTCGATTGCAAAGTGCTCCATCTTTGGGGTGTCCGCCGCCTCCGGGTCCTGACAGCCCGGCCGGGCATCCATCCACTGGAATACGGCGCTCACCTCGGCAAAGTCCGGGTTCCCAAGTCCACGGTTTGCCTGCACCGTCAGGGCCCGGTCCTCCACCTGGAAAAAACCTTGGGCAAACAGGCCCATCACTGTGTCCTGCCGCTGGTTCAGCGCCTTCCGGCTGCTGTCATGGTAGGCGTCCGCCTCCACATAGCAGGTGACCAGAAGGGTCACGCTGCGGCGTACCAGTCCGATGTTGACATCGGATTGCTCCGCCTTCTGGCACTCCAGGGTAAAGGAGGGCCGCCGGAAGTCCTTGGGAAGCTCGTCATAGTAGACCGGCTCTCCCGGATAGAGGCGCTTCAGCGCCGCCTCCACGGCGTTCATCAGCGTATTGGTTGTAAGCATCTCAATAGTCCACCTCATCCGCAATCCGGCTCAGCACCCGGTCCGCCGCTTTCAGCGCGAGCTCCAGCGCCTTCGCCTTTGTCCAGCTATAGAATTGCCGGCCCTTGACATATCCGGCGGCTGAGGCCCGCGTGACTCCGGCCCGCCCCGCCTGGTTCCACGACCGGCTGCTTCCGGCCGCCGGCCTGCGGGTGCCGTGCCCCCGCTCCAGCCACCGGGTGACCTGCTTTTTGGACACGGGCTTTCCCTTCCAGGTATGCTGCGTTTCCTCCACCCTGGGCTGGGCCGTCCCTTTTCCGGGAGAGAGGGCCGCATAGCCGCCCTTGCTGCCCACCCGCAACTCCTGCCAGGTGCGCACGGTGCCCTTGGCCCCATCGGCCAGCTCCGCCGCGCCGATTTGCGCGTTGAGCTCCCTCTGGACGGCCGCGCCGGCCTCTTCCACTGCCTGCCGCCGTGCGTCCGGCACTGCCTGGAGGAGCTCCTCCCAAAAGCGGTTGAACCGCTCCAGCCGCGCCCGGTCCATACGCGCCGTGCTGCTCACAGGTCCACCGTCCTTCCGATCTCATACTCGTTTTTAAATTCATCCAGCTCGTGGGGCGCCAGGATCTCCCACAGCGCCCCACGAGCCTCTACGAGCCCGCCGGGCGGGAGGGTGACGGCCTTGGGCGTCACCAGAACCAGCCCCAGCTCGTTGACTGACATGGGCCACTCCTGGCCGTGCCGGACATACTTCTCGGTGAGCACCCCCGGAAAGGTCTGTACCACCGCCTCCCGCTCCGCCATCTGCCGCACCGTGTCCACCTTGACCACCGCCGCGTCCACCTCCAGGTGGTTGCGGCCCATGGGCACGATGGAGGTCAAAAACAGGTGGGTATCGCCCCAGCGGAGGGCGTGGTGGAGGGTGAGGGGCTGCCGCCGCACGATCACGGCGGCGTCCCTGGCCCCGATGCCCACCTTGGAAAACAGGTTGGTTTTCGGCTGTAACGTGATGGAGGCCCAGGTCCGCCGGGCGGGCACCCACTCCCATACGCCGGGCGCGGTCTCCCGCAGCTCCAGCACCTGAACCGGCTGATTCAGCTTCCCGGCATCGATGTAATCTGCCATTGCCTCACACCTCCCCAGCCCCGGATGTGTCCAACTTGGACACATCCGGCTCCGTCAGCTTGAGCTGGGTGAGCAGGCGCCGGAAGGCCGGGTTGTCATTGACAATCGTGCCGGTTATCGTGGCCTCCCGCAAGTCGAAGTCCCGCAACACCATGAAGTTGACGCACAGGTCGTACTGGGCCCGGCGGGGGGTGCCCTCCTCCGGCTCAGACACCCCCGCCTGCTCCAGGTAGCCCACCGCCGCGTCGTACAGCCCCTCCAGGGTGAGCAGCTCCTCCGCGGTTGGCTCCTCGATGCGGCAGTAGGCCAGCAGGCTGGCCCGCCGCGCCTCACTCAGCGCCATAGGTTAGCCCCCCGCCTCAGCGATCGTGGCCTTGAAGGCCGCCGCCTTGTCCATAGCCACCGCATCCAGGCGGCACAGGCCGCGGATCTCGTAGCTGTCAGTGGCCCAGGCGTCGCCGCCCACGTCGGTGGCCGCCACTTCAATGCCCTTCCGGACAAACAGGGTGCCCAGGGCCTTGAAGCTACCCACATAGATGGGGTGCTTGGTGTCCTCGTCGGGAATCAGGTCGTTGTCGCCGTAAACCACCCGGCGCCCGCTCAGGCGGTACACATTGGGGTCCGCGGGGTTGGGCACCAGCAGAGACCGCCCGTTCTTATCCTCCCAACTGTCCATCTCGGCATAGCCGTTCTGGTTGGTCAACAGGGTGGCCACCATACTGTGGGCCGTGTTAAGTTTGGTAATCATGGCCATGCGCAGCTCCTTGGCCTCCTTGCCTGCCGTGAGGGGTACTTCGGTCTCCAGCCCCTTTAGCAGTTCCAGCAGCAGGGTGTTCTTGGTCAGGATGTACTTGGGCCCGAACCAGCCGGCCAGATAGCGGAGCAGGCCGGCGGTATTGTCGCTGAGCAGCTCGGAGGAGACGGGCAGCCGGTCTCCATACTTATCCACCGTATAGGTGACCTTGGAGAACTTGGGCTGGTCGTCCTTGCCGATGGTGCCCATCTCCGCAATCTTGGGCAGAGGCTTGCGCTTGCCCTGCTCCACGGCCCGCCAGCCGCTCAGGCTGCGTACATTTTCCACCGCGAAGAACTGGCTCAGATCCACATACTCCTTCTCGTATTCGTGGATCATGTTGTCAAAGTCCTGGGGTACCAGGAAGCCGCCGTCCGCCCCTTCAGGGGAGCCGCCGGTCTCAGTCAAAGCCTTGGCCAGGGGTTCGTAGCCCTCCATACCCCATACCTTGTTGACCTTTACCCCATTGCGCAGGGCCTTGGCGAAAGCAGTGGCATACTCGTTGCTCCGGCGGATCTCGTCGATGGCCGCGCCCTTGGCCTTCTCTTCATTCTTGGCCTGGAATGCCTTGCTGCGCAGCTTCATGCCCTCGTCGTCCTCGGCAAAGCGGCCCTCCTCGGCCAGCTGGGCTTCAGCGGCGTCCAGCTCCTGGTTCATCTTGGACACTTCGCCCATCAGGGCCTTGTGGCCGTCAAAGTCCTTCTTGGCCAGCAGGGCCTCGCCCTCCTTCAGCTTCCCGGCCCGCTTGGCCTTCAGCTCCAGATATTCCTGATACGTCATAGCTCTGTTCCTCCATATCTCATGTTTTCCTGTTCCTGTCTGGCTGCCGCCAGTTGAAACACCTCGTCATCCCCGGCATCCTCGGGGGACTCCTGGCCGCCGTACCGCTTGCTTTTCACGATACCGGCGCCCGGCTGGGCTGGGACGGGCAGGAGGGACACCTCATAGGCGTCCTTTGCCCCATCCAATTCCATCACGCACAACCTGCCGTCATACTCCCGGCCTGGCCAGTGCTGGCAACATGCCTGTACCTGGTCGGCTCCGCAGATGGAGCAGAGCGCCCGCTCCACCGCACAGCCCACACTGCACTCCCGCAGGATGCCGCTCTCAATGGCGGTGATGGTGGACGCCGTCTGCTCTGTCCGGGGCATATAGCACCGCAGGACCAGCCGGTGGACGCTCTCCGCTTCCTCCACGCCGGCGGCGTAGATCCGGGCGGTCTGGGTACCGGCGGACCACTTGTGGTCCATCAGCACCGGCCGCCCCACAAACAGGGGAGCCAGGCCCTCCAGGGCCGCCAGGGTAAACCGCTCATTATCCCGGTCCACCTGGTCATCACAAGCCGCCAGCCGGAAGGTGAACACCTCATCCGCCGCCAGCTCCCTCAGACTCTGCTTATTGATGAGGGCCAACTCCTCCGGCCCTACCGCCTGCTGCTGTACCACAGCGGCCTTCAGGATCTCATTCATTCGGCTTCTCTCCTTCCTATGCCGGTGGGGTTCCTTGTCCACCTGGTTTTTCTTCCAGCGGCGGCTCCCCCGGGATACCACCCGCTGTCTTTCCCAGTGCGCGGATGATACTCAGGATGCGCCACAGTTCCAGGGGAACATAGTTCAAGCTGGAGTAGTATTCCTGGCCACCAGGGATAGCCGGAAGGTCGTCCAGCGCCCGGATCTCGTCCGAGCAGTAGGCACCAACCTCCCGCATGGCCTTGAGCCAAGCCGCCTGTGCAGTGGTATCACCCCGCAGGAATACCTTCATCTCCCGTTTGATCCGCAGCCCTTTGGCCCGCTCTCCTGGGAGCAGCAGCTTGTAGGTGTCCTCCTGGCCCCATTGGGTGTCGTAGCCCATCAGGGTATAGGTCACGTACTCGATGCCGTTCTGCTCGTTGCTCTGGTAGCTCTGCTTGCCGGCGTAAGCCAGGTGCAGGGGCACCCCGAAGAACCGGCACACATCCGCCACCCGGATCTCGCTGCTCTCCACGAACTGGGCGTCGGTGTTGTTCATGGAGATGGGCTGATACTTCAGGCCCATGTCCAGGATCGCCACCTTGAAGGCATTGCCCGGCCCGCTGTGGATCGCCTCCCAGGACTGCCTCAGCTGGTCCTTGGGATCTATCTTCACCGTGGTGCCGTCCTCCAGCTCCACCTCGTACTCGTCGCCCAGGTCCGTCTCCGTGGTCAGGATGCCGCTGGGCTGGCCGCCGTTGCGCCAGATGCTGTTCTCATACAGCTGGGCCGCCCGGGCAGTGTCCAGGGTCAGGGAGGCCCGGCGCAGTACGCTGATCCCCTCCAGGCCGTCCTCCGAATATGCCTTGTAGTGCAGCATATCCTCGCACCGGATGCGGGTCACCTCGCCGGTGACCGGATGGGTGAAGAGGTACCACACCTTGCCGGACAGGTCCAGGTGCATGGACACATAGTCCGGAGGCAGGGGGATCAGTTCCATGGGCAGGCCGCTCCCGGCATCCCGGTAGATCCAGGCGTAGGCGTTTCCCCGGAGGAGCTCGTTGCACATCAGCAGCCGCCGGAAGTCGAAGGGGGTCATGGCCTCGTTGGGCCGCTCCCACAGCACCCGGCCCAGATGGTGATCCGGCATCCGCTTCTTGGTTCCCTCCTCCATAATGTAGACAGGCAGCACCGCCATGGAGGTGGACAGTAGCTCCACGCACCGGTTGACTGTGGAGATCTTCATGGCCCGATCCCGGCTCAGACCGACCAGCTCCTCACCGCTCAGCCAGCCCTCCGGGTTATCCAGGGTCAGGAGCCGGCCGACGCCGGCCAGCCCTTTCCGAACGGCACTCGACTTCCCGGCCCGCGCCAGTCCTTTCCGCAGGCTCATTTCTCCTCACCCGCTCCCCACAGGGACAGCACCGCGCCGGCGATGGCCAGGCTGCCCCCGGTGATCAGGCCCGCGGGCAGATAGATCATTCCTGCCCCCACCGCCACCACGGCGGCGCCGCCCACCAGCACCAGCTCGCCCAGGTGCTTTGCCAGGCAGTTCACAAGATTCTTCATGTCTCCTCCTCTCCGGCCATCGGCCTACAGGTGATAGTTTCTCGTCCGCATTACCTCGGCCAGGTCCGGCTTCTGCTGCTCCTTCAGCATGGCAGCCGCCATGGCGATGATCCAGGCCACCGTGATGTCGATGCGGCCGCGGCTCTGGTTTTTCATGGGCTTCATGTTCTCATTGCCGTCCACCGCACACCGCACGTTGCCAAAGCAATACCGGGCGCAGGTGTTGTGCTCATGGAGCATTTTGTGTTCCCGGATCAGCAGTTCCAGCTTCTTGGTGGCGGGGGACATCCCCAGCATGGTCTGTGGGATGGTCACCAGCTCCAGCGGTTTCCCTCTCTGTCCAGCCGTCATCAGCCGCTGAGAGAGAGTCCACGCCATGGCGGCGTCCAGGCCCAGGAGCTCAAGGCGGAACATGGCGGCCGCCTCACGGATGACCTCCTCCACCCGGCTGTAGTCCACGATGTCTCCCTCGCACAGCTCCACGAAGCCGGCCCGCTCCCAGTCCCGGTAATGGCTGTGGTCGTGCTTCTCCGCCTCGTCCACGCCCTCCTCCGGCCGCCAGGCCCAGAACAGGGTCACCCAGGTGTCCAGCCCTGGCTGGGGAGGGAAGATCAGCACAAAGGCCGTCAGGTCGGTACTCTTGGACAGGTCCAGCCCGCCATAGCACCGCTTCCCCCGCAGGAACTCCCGTACCGCGCGGCGCCGGTCCGGGGCTTTCAGGTTTCGCCACTCCGGCCGGTTCCATTGGGTCTTGTCATACAGTGTCAGTGGAATCCAGCTCACCGCCTTGGTGGAGATCCACTGGTTGAGCCGCAGCCAGCGGAACAACTTTTCCGCCGCTTCGCTTTTTTTGGCTGCCTGAGCCTCCAGCCGCAGAGCCCGCAGGGTCAGGTGCTCGCCTAGGGAAGGATTGCACTGGTACCACAGCGCCTCGTCCCAGATGTCCACCTGGTCCAGGTCGTCCGAGTCATCCCCGAACATGGCGGTCAGTCCGTACAGCACGGGAAGCCAGTTGCTCTCGTCTTTGGCCAGCAGCGTGGCCTTGGCCTGCTCCAGATCCTCGTCGGCGGTATGCCGCAGGGACAGGATCTGCCTGGGGTCTCCGCCCTCGGCCTCGATGGTTCTCAGCCGCCGGGCGTCCCGGATGGCCACGGCCTTCTCATGGATCTCCCAGCCGATGCTGCCACGGTCCGGGTCATCGCCGGCAGTGGTCAGCACCAGCCACACAGGCTGAGTGTGGGCGGCGCCGGCCGCGCCGGTCATCACGTCCCACAGCTTCCTGTCAGGCTGGGCGTGGAGCTCGTCGAAGATCACGCAGCTGGGCTTGTAGCCGTGCTTGGAATAGGACTCCGAGGAGAGCACCTGCATCAGCCCCACGACAACCCAGCGCAGGCCGCCGTTCTCCGCCTTCACCTGCCGCCGGTACTCGATCTTTTTCTGGGACCGGATGATCTTCAGTTCCCCGCGGGCGATCATTCTGGCCGTCCAGGGGGCGGTCTCCAGCATGAACACCGCCGCCCGGAACACAATACTTGCGTTGTCCTTGTCCGCGGCGCAGATATAGACCTCCGCGTTCAGTTCCCCGTCCCCAAACAGGTGGTAGATTCCCAGAGCGGCGGACAGCTCGCTCTTACCGTTCTTTTTGGGGATCTCCAGAAAGAGATACTGGTATCGTCTCAGAAGCCGGTCCGACTCGCTGTCCCACTCCATCGTGGAATAGAACTCCATCAGCGTCTCCCGCTGCCACCGGTAGAGGTGGAAGGGCTTACCCGTGTCTGTGGTAGGCAGGCGCTCCACAAAGTCGCAGACAAACTGCCCGGCGGTCTTGTCATACTGGATCATGCCCCGGCCAGCGCCGCCTCCTGGCGTTTCTTCAGGAGCTGAGTAAACTCGTCTTCGTCACCCTCGGTCCTGGCCGCGTTGACCATCACCTCCGGTACCACCAGGCGGCAGCGCGAGGTGATGGACAGGCCCATAGCCTCGGCGCACTGGCGGCACTGCTTGAAGTAGGACCCCTGCACACCCGTCCACTCTCGGGCCAGCTTCTCGTCCTTTTTCCGGATGGCGGCAGAGGCCAGCTTATCGGCCCGTACCCAGCGTTCCCTGGCCACCAGGAATTGGCCCAGCACATCCCGGTCCAGCTCTGTATACAGCCCGGCCGTCCGCAGGATCTCGCCGATCTCCCGGAACTCCTTGTGGAACTTCTTCCCCAGCCACCGGGGCGGCACAGCCTGCTCTGGCGAGGGGACATGAACCTCACGGTCCCGCCGGGCGTCCTCCTCCGCCTGGCTCAGATGCTTGCGGCCGTTGGCCTTCACGATGTCGGTGGGCTGCCGTTTTCCAGCCATTGTTCTCACTCCCTTGTCGGTGTCCAACTTGGACACATTTTCCGCCGGCCAATGGGGCCCGCCGGGTGCCTGTAGGCCGTTTTCTCGGAGCCGCCGGCCCCAGCATCCCCGTGGGGAGAATCTGCTGCATGCACCAGGCCATGCGGTCTTGCTTCAATTTCCCCAAACTTTTCCAGGCCGGGGTATGGGCTGGCAAGCCTCCGGCTTGCCGTGCGCGGGCAGGTCCGTTGCGCGCGCCCAAGCATCCCGTCGGTCTCGCCGATTCCGAGCACTAAAAATGCCCCCGGTTTTGCCGTTTTTCCGCCGCCATTTCGAGGGCAGTCTTGCGATCGTGGCAGGACTTACACAGGCTCTGCAAATTGTCCCGGTCGATAAAGCGGGCCCAGTTGCCCCGGTGGGGCTGGATGTGGTCCACCACCGTGGCCCTGGTCCGTATGCCCCGTCGGGCGCACTCCCGGCACCATGGTTCCCGCATGAGCTGATTGGGCCGCAGGTCGCCCGTCCAGACGGGCAGACTGTACCAGCCGTGCCACTGGGCGGACACCCGGCGCCCCGCCCGCTTGGGCTTATGCCTGGGGCAGTATCCCTCTCGGGTGAGCTCCGGGCATCCTGGGTGCCGGCATGGTCGGAGCGGCTTCATGGCCACGGGCTATCACCTCCGGGCAAAACAAAAAGCCAGAGCCCGACCACATCCCACGCTGGGATCATGTCGGGCTCTGGCTCTCAAAGCACTGGCCTCTGTCGATGTCTACCGTTACACTGCGCTTGCAGTTTCGGCAGTAGACAATGAGATTGTGCGCCGCAGTGTCGCGCTCCACTCGGAGCAGCCGCTTGCGGCAGGACGGACATTTCAGCCATCCGTCCTTCACGATTAGTTTACCACACTCGCCTCTGTTTTGCAACTTTTCCATGCATTTTCTACCTCCTCACGGACTTGTTACCACTGGTTTCCAGACCGAATAAAGACGCGAGGGCTATTTTCTTTTCCGCCTGCGCGGTGGCCTGGTTCCTTTCTTCTCCTCCTTCTTCCTTATTGGTAAATAGTATTTCAGCACGACAAACTCGCCAAACTCGTTTCGCACGGGTGGCGGTGCGCTGAGGATGACTGCTCCGGGCGGCGCGGCCACCGTCAGGTTATCCTTGACGATTTCACTCTCCACCTTCGGCTTTTTCAGCCCAAGGGAGGCCGCCCAGTTCCGCGCCCCCACCTCCGGCTTGCCCAGCTCCCTGGGCTCCTTGGTCAGGTACTTGGCCAGGGCCTCGTAGCCCTGCCATGTGTCCAGGGGCTCCAGCTCCACCTCACCATAAGGCCAAAGGGAGCGGAGCACATCCAGATCCGCCCCGGTTCCGTTGATTATCAAGTGGTGGTGGAGCCGCCCGCCCTCGGAGCTGAGTTGCTCCGTCACATATATGTACTTGAGTTCCTGCCCTCTGGACTTCCGCACGGCCCGGAGTTGGGGCAGCATCTTGCGCACCCGCTTCACCGCCGCCTGCCGGTTGGCCGGAAGGTGCTCGTCGTCATAGGTGAGCACCACGTGGAGGTCTCTCCGCCCGAAGTTGGCGGCCAGCAGCAGCTCCAGCCGTTGCCAGGAGCGGTTGGCGTTAATCGTCATCTGGGCTGCGCTGGAGATCTCACGCAGTGCTTTTCTTTCCCGCTCTGTGCTGCGGGGTGTTGGGATGGTGTAGCACCCAACGACCACCAGGCGCCCCGCCGTGATGGTCTTGAGCCGCTTTGCCATCAATCCACCCTCTTAGCCCGGGCCACATGGTGGGCCGCCCATGGCCCGACGACAGACTGGCGGAGGGCCAGCACCTTGTCCCGGGTCAGCTTGTCTACCATGCGGCCCACGTCGCCGCACCCGTCCAGGTAGGCCAGCCGCTCCAGGTGCCACAAGGTCTGCGCCTTCACCAGACAGCGCAATCTCCGCAGGTCCTTATTTTTCATGTTGAGTTTCTCCTTTCCTTCTCCCGGGCGCTTGCACGCCCACATGGCGGCATCGTGCCAGTAGCAATTAGCACAGGTGCGCCGGTACTCCTCGATACGGACGCAGTCTCCCATGCTTATCCCCCATTTGTGTCCAACTTGGACACACCCAGCTTGCCCAGGCCGGCGTCGATCCTGCTTCACCTGCTCCAGATCGGCCCGCAGCTTCTCGTTTTCGGCCTGGAGCGTACGGACGAGTTCAACCGCCTCTTTTGCTCGTTCTTCTCCGCATACAGGGGTAAAATTGCAAAGGATACCAAAGCATACTGCGTTTATATCCAGCTTCTCAATGTCCATTGTTGCCCTCCTCCGCTGGCTGCTGGAGCCACGCCAGCCACCCATAAACCTCTGCACAGGCTCCTCCACCCTCGTATTCAAGCCATCTCGCCAAATCTGCGTCGCTCATGGCCCGGATGCGGTCGGCGTTGGACAAAATTCGTCCCGGTTTGTACTGAGGGCACCAAGAAATTCTGGCCGTTGTACCGGCGTTATTGCAGTCATTTTTGCAAGTAATGCAAATCGTTTTCATGCGTTCTCCACCTCTTCCGGCGGCCCATCAAAGGCCGTCCAGTATTGGCCGTACAGTTCCAGGCTAAACGGTTTGATATGCTTGCAGTACAAGTTTCCATCCCTGCACCCCTCTGCAATTTCCAAGCCGCCCCATTGGAGCTGCGCTATCCCTGCACCCTCAATGTAGATTGCGGTCTCCTGGGTGATGGATTCCAACTCTGCGCGGGTATATTGGTGTCTCATGGCGATACCTCCGGCGGGCGGCGATAGAATACCCAATGAGGGATTTCACCCACGTCAAAAGAATTCCCTGATGGTGCGACAATGCACCCATGTTTGCACAGGCACCAATACCCGTTTCCGCCCTCAATGGGTTTGCAGGCACACCATACAGGCTCGTCCATCTCCAGCAACTCCTCCAGCGTCAGCGACTCGTTGCTGGGCTGGAGGGTATTACCGATTACCCGTGTGGCCTGGACTTTCTGAATCAGCGATTTAAGATTCTCAACCGTGCGGCTATCCCACCCCGCCAGCCAGGTCAAAAATCCGATTTCGCGTTCCGTCAACTCGACACTCTGGAAAACGCTCTCAAATTCTGGAGGTACTTTCATTTTCACTTCTCCACCTCCGGCTCTTTACTTGCCCATACTGATTAACTGCTCGATGGCGTCGCCCCGCTCCCACGCCCGAGCTGTTGGAGAGTTGATGATCTCCAGCAGCTCCTCCATGTCCTTGAGCTTGCAGAGCGCCCCGTACACCCTGGGCGGCAGGGAGGCCAGATCCACACCGGGGATACCCCACTCACCGCTGAGTGTGGTTTGGGTTATCCGCTTACTCATGGGCTAACACCCCCTCCTTGGCCGCCCGCATCTCAGCAAGCAGGGCCTCCTGCTCATAGAGGTAATGCACCTCCATACCGGTAACAGCCTGGGCCTTCTGGCGGAGCTTTTCAAAGGCGTATTCCTCGTCCACTTCTGCCCGCATCCGCTCCAGCTCGTCCGTGTTGTCCTGGAGCGCGGAGAAAAACTTTTGCATCTGTTTTGGCCCGAAGCCGTAGGCGTCGGCGATGGAGCACACCATCAGCCACATGGCCCGCTGGGTATGGGTATCCGCCTCTACCTGTACTGTGGCATCCCGGGCAGCCTGCTCCAGCCCCCGCCGGACGGCCGCCTTGCGGGCCAGCATCTGGGCATAGGTCGCGCCCTGGGGCTTACCCGGCCCGGGGCGGCGGTGTGATTTTTTATTTTTTGCCATCTGGATCCTCCTGTCTTTGCCAATCCATGCTCTCAGGGAGCTGCGGGCACCGCATCCAGATCGTCACGGCCGGCGATAGCGGGAAGGCCATGGCCGCGTGCTCCCACTGCTCCTTTTCGGCATCCCACCAGTACAGGCTCCCACCGTGGGACATAGGGCCCGTGATGCACCAGTACAGGCCGCTCTCCTGAGGCTGCTCCGGCCACCAATGCCAGGGGCCTTCGTCACCGCCGCTGCCCAGCGCAGTTTTCCGGGCCTGCTCCTCCAGACGGCAGCGCGCGTCCTTCAAGGCATCCTCCGCGATTTTCTGCTTTTCCTCGGCCCGTGCTTTCGCCTCCCTGGCCCTGTCCAGCTTGGCCTGCATCTCGGCCACCGTCTGCGCCCTGGCCTCCTCCCGGGCCTTATCAATGGCATCTTGATCCACAACGGTCTCCACGGCCACATCCACCGGCTTTTCTTGGAGCATACGCAGCTTCTCCTCCAGGGCCCGCGCCCGGCTGTCGGCTAAATCCGCCTCAGCCCGGGCCGCTTCCAGGCATCCCTTCGCTGCGACCATATCCTGTTCCATTTTGGCCCGGGCCTGTTCGGCAACTGCCGCGTCAGCCTTGGCCTGCTCGGCGGCCTTCTGCGCCTCGTCCCGGCCTTTCAGCGCCTGTCTCAGCTGGCGGGCGCTCATGTCGATGACATTGTGCTCCGTCTCAAACTGCTCCCGCTCCTCTGGCGGCAGGGCTAGGAGCATCAGCGCCTTGGAGGCACCCAAATCCGCCAACGTATTCGGATTTGACCATTCACGAGCCAGTCTCATAAACTTCTGAGCCGTTCTCTCCGGCAGTTCTGCCTGCTCATTGAGCCAGGGCAGCCACTCCCCGTGGGGGAGCAGCTCTTTAGCTTCGATCAGGCACCGGCCGATGGTGAGGATGGCCTCGCCGCCTCTGCGTTTGGCCTCCAGGATATCCCCGGTGATGGCCTCAATGGTACGCTCCCCCTGAGGCCGGACAGCCTGCTGGAAAGCCTGGGTGATATCAAACCGGCTCATTCGCCCGCCCCCTCTCCCAGAAACTCCGCCACGAAGGCCCGGTAATCTTGGGCCGCCGCGGAACGGGGCGACCAGCTCACCACCGGCTCCCCCGTCCAGGTGGACTCGTCCACCTTGGGGCTGCGCCGGATGTGGCTGGCAAAGACATGGACCGGGGCCTGCTCCTGGAGCAGCCGCTCCCCCTGCTCCACCGTGTCCGAGCGGTACCACATGGTGGGCAGGCAGCCCGCCACATGCACGTCCGGGTAGATGCTCCGCAGGCGGTCAATCTGGGCGGTCAGCTCATTCATCCCTCGGACCGAGTAAGCGTCTACCTTGATGGGGATGACCACGTCCGTGGAGGCGGCAATGGCCGCCGCGCAGGCCGGGGACAGCGCGGGTGGGCAGTCAATCACGATGCAGTCGTAGGCGTCATCCTCCGCCACCGCGTCCCGCAGGTCACGGATGGCCCGCAGGTTGGGCCGCTCCCCCTGGAGCAGATCCACGTCCAGGTTGCGCAGCTCGTCGTCGGCCGGCAATACGTCCAGGCCCCGGATGCTGCTGTGATACAGCAGGTCGTCGTAGTAGGCGTCCTGGATGGTCAGCAGCCCGGCCAGGGTGTTATATTCCCCCGGCGGGAGCAGGGACTGGGTGGCGTTGGCCTGGGGGTCTGCGTCAATGAGCAGCACCCGCTGTCCGTACTCGGTGGCCAGGATGGCGGCCACATTGACGGCGGTAACGGTCTTTCCGACGCCGCCCTTCAGGTTTACAATGGCGATTGTCTTCACGTTTATCGTCCTTCCAGTTTAAAATTTGAAGCTCTCCCGCAGGATTCCCCGCCCGGTGTCCACCCGGACGGTGAAGTAGCGGTGGCCCCGGTTGATGTACTCAATATGCCCGGTCACCCGCCGGGGGATGGTTTTTGTGTCCTTGCCCCCAATTTCCGCGCCGAAGGCGGCGGGGACAAAGGTGTAAGCCTCACCGATACGCATATGGGCTCCTCCTTCCCGAGACAGCGAAGCGCCCACGCCAGGGCCTCCGCCACCTCCTCATGCTCGGCCCGGCGGGCCGCGTCCACCCGTGCCAGGGCGGCATGCCGGCGGCACTCCGCCTCAATCAGCTCCAGCCGCCGTCCGCTTCCCATAGGGCTGCCTCCATTTCCGCAAAGTCATTTGTTCCGGCCCTTCCTGGGCCTTCGTCGGCCGGTTGGCGAGCGCAGTAACCCGGCTGGACGCCATAGAGAAAGCCATATTGCACCGGCCCACAGAACCGTGCCGGTTCTTGGCCAGGTTGACCTCCAACATGGAGGGCACGTTGGGGTCTACCGTGCCTGGGTCGGCGTAGTAGTCTTCCCGGTAGAGGAAGATTACCCCGTCGGCGTCCTGCTCCAGCGCCCCCGTGTCCCGCAGGTCGGAAAGCTGGGGGTGCTTGTCCTGACGGCTTTCCAGCTCCCGGTTAAGCTGGCACAGCACCAGCACCGGAATTTTCAGAGCCCGGGCCAGGTTCTTCAGGGCACCCGAGATCTCTGTGGTGTATTCATACCGGCCTGCCCGCCGGAGCTCTGCCGGCGGTGCAATCTTGCCGAAATAGTCCACCACCACCAGCCGCAGGCCACCGATGCTCCGGGCCAGTGTGCCGATATCGTCCACCGTCATGGTGGGGGCCTCGTTTGAATACAGGGGGAGCGTAGAGAGCTGGCTGGCAGCCTGGGCCGTTTGGGCGGCCTCTGCATCGGTCAACGGCTGCATAAGCAGCCGCTCGGACGGGATGCCGGTCAGTCGGGAGATGCGCTTGGCAGCTAACTGATCGCTGTCCATCTCCAGCGAGATAAAGAGCACCGGGTCGGCCTTGGCCACGCGGTCGGCGATGTTCAGCGCCAGGGTGGTCTTCCCCATACCTGGGCGCGCGGCCAGCAGATAGAGCCCGCTGTTGATCATCCCGCCGCCCAGCAGGCTGTCCAGGGCCATGTAGCCGGTGCAGACGTATGCCTTGCCGTCCCCGCTCTCCACTGCCTCCCGCTGCCGGTAGAAGGCGGTCAGGATGTCCGTCGGGGTGGCCAGCCTCCCAGCGCTGCCCTGACGCTCCAGCTTGTCCAGCGTCTGGCGGGCCTGGGCCAGCGCCTCCGCTACCGGCGTCCGGTTGGTCACCCGGCTATGTACGGTCTCGGCCAGCTCCATCAGGCCGGAGCGGAGAACATCTTCCTGGACGATGCGGACGTGCTCCTCCACGTTGGCCGCCGTGGCAGCCAGCTCCATCAAGCCGAAGAGATACTCCCGGGATACTGGCGCGCCCATCTTGGCAGTCTGATCAAAGACAGTTACTGGGTCGACAGAGCCGCCCGCCCGCTCCAGGGACAGCACGGCTTCGTAGACGGCCCGGTCAGAGGCCAAGCGGAAGTCGGCGGGCCGCAGTGACCGCTCTACTGTGGGCAGGCAGGCGGGGGACAGCAGGATGGAACCCAGCACACTCTGCTCCGCCGCCGGATCCCAGGTCAGATCAGCCGGATTCATCTGGCACCAGCACCTCCTCTCCGTCAACGATCGCCATGTGCCAGCCCGTCATCTGCTGGGCTGCCGGCCGGCCCTGCGCCCTGGGTCTGGGTGGCTCGTCCGTCCACCGCTGGTTGCGCAGGTAACGGCAGGCGTAGGGTACCGGCCAATCCGGTTCCTTGGTCTGCCACAGCAGCGCCCGTGCAATGGCGTCGATCAGCTCGTCCCCTGGCTTGAGCCTGTCCCATTCTCGGACGGCACTCACCCGGTCTTCATGCCGGGGGTAGTACGCCCAGAACTTTTCAAACCGCTCCGGCTTCCAGGCAGGGACGCTCTTTGCCTTTTTCTTTTTGGGCGGTCCCCCTTGGGGGACTATAGGGGGTATATGATCAGATCTTGTATTGATCTCTCCGACATTTTTGTCAGGAGGGGTGGTGACAATTTTGTCAGGAGGGGTCCCGACATTTTTGTCTGGAGGGGGTGGCCCCGCCCCCTCAGTGTTGTAGATGGCATAAATCCGCCGCTCCAGGACCTCCTGCGTGGCCGTGTCCCGTACCACGTCAACCCGCAGATAGCCGCGGTCCACCAGCGTGGACAGCAGGCGGGTCACGCTGCGCTCGGATAGCCCGAAGAGGTCGGAAAAGTAGCTGTTTTGGGCGTAGCAGTACCCCAGTTTATCCGACAGGGCAGTCACTTCGCCATACAGCAGCTTGGCGTTTGGCGGCAGCTCCTTGTCGTACCGCACTGAGGCGGGGATCAGAGCCCAAAACCCCGGCTGTTCGTTTCCCTGGTTCATTCGGCGCACCACCCCCTTGTGCAACTCAAAATTGTGTGCTATAATACAGGTGTCTTCACGTTAGGCCCTGGTCGCTGTGTCCGAGCGACTGGGGCCTTCTTTTTTGTCCTCGTCCTCCGGCAGATAAACCCACCGAAGGTCGTAGAACTTGCGCATCTCTGCCGGCAACAAGGTATTGCCTCCTCCGCACATCCAGGTGCGCCCGGCCTCAACCTCCAGCCGACCGACCATGTACCGCTCGCTGCGGCCCGAGGTCTTGGGGACCATGTGCAGGGCAATCAGCTCCCCGTCATACGGGCCCAGCTCGCCCCGCCGCCGCAGATCCAGCGGCCTCCAACGCTCCATCAGCATGATGCTGCCTCCTTCTGTTTCCGCAGGCGCGCCAGTACGGCCCGCCTGCGCCGGGCGAGACGCCTATGGCGGCACTGCTCCCGGTCCAGGGCGCTTTCCAGTAGGGCTTCCGCGATGGTGTTATAGTCCCGATTGCTGAGCTCCAGCCGTATCATGCTCATGCGCTCAGCACCTTTCCCATGAGCGCCGACACTCCGGCCAGCCGCAGATCCAGCGCCTCCTGGACGTGGCGCACCATGACCTCCTCCAGCTCCCGGAGCCGGTAGGTGGGCAGGTCTCCCCTCTTGTACTTCACGAGGAGGCCGGGGCTGATGTTGTATGTCCATGTCCCTGTCTCCTCGCTACAAACGGCAAAGCCGAAGGGTGCCCGCTCTTCCCGCAGGGCGCGGTAGATGGTGGGTGACGACCAGCCTATGTATCGGGCCGCCACATCAATCGGCACGTTGTCATACGCCATGATCTCCTCGTCCGTGAGCGGCTGCTTGGTTGCCTTTTTCACTTTACTCCCTCCTCAAGATGTCCCTGTTTGGCGTAGCGCACGGCCATGGCGGCCTCCACCAAGTCGCCCAGCTCCTCCACAATGGCGTCGAAGATGGGGCGCTCCTGGTCGTCGATAATGCCGTCCTTGCCGATGCGCAGCAGCTCCCGGTCCCGGTGGGCATCCACAAAGCCATATACCCGGTCCAGCAGCTCCATGATGGCCTCCGGGAGCCGCACCTCTCGGATATCCGGCACGATGCTCCGCGCCATGTCGGCGCTGGCCCGCAGGTGCTGGATACCCAGGAGCTGGCTGTCGTAGGCAATGACCATCAGGTCCACCACCTCCGGGGGCGGGATGCGCTGGCCGGTCTCATAGGCCCGGATGGAGCTGTCCGAGATCCCCAGTTTTTCCGCGGCTGCTTCCTGGGTCAATCCCTTCGCCTCGCGGGCGATTTTGTAGATATTCCGCTTGTCCTGCGGCATGGTAATCACTCCTCCCTGGGGGTACAATATAAGCATGAGGTCAGACGGCCTCCTCTGTACGGATCATAAGCAACTCCTTTCTCAGTTTGCCGCCCCGTTTGCACCCCCAGGCGGCTCACGGCCGTAGAGGGCGTCAATGCTGCATTCCAGGATGGCGGCCAGCCGAGGCAGCTTGTCGGCACTCGGCAGCGCCGTCCCCTTCACCCATTTGGTAATGCAAGAAGGCGACACTCCCATGGCGTCGGCCAACTGGATGCGCTGGATGCCCCTCTGCTCCATCAGCTCGCAGATTCTCACCACTTCACCCCCTCTAAATTTGGTGTTGTTCGAGACTGTTTGATGTGGTATGATAGGTTTAACCTCTGGTGTAATGCACAACGCCGATTAAAGCTCACTTCGGTCTTTAATGTGCAGAACCCTTTGAGCTACTTTTTTCGCGCAGTATTTGATCTCCTCGTCGCTAGGCTCTGGAAGTTCCGCCCACATGATGTAGTACAGGATGCTCAACAGAGCCAGCCGATTTTTCAGCCAGCCGATCGCGCATACAACTGCGGCTACTCCTAGCAGGGTCGTCAGCATGCTATCCCCCCTTTCCGAATTGCCCCGGGCGTTGCCGCGCCCTTGTCCTCTCTCCACCCCTATGGTAATATTGGGGCGGAGAAAGGAGGTGTTTCACATGCGAAAGACAGTGTCTGGACTTTGTCCGGAAACAAACAGCCAGCAAATGATTACCGTGACCGTAGAGCGTATCCAGCTCGGCGGCGGACTGCCGCCCAGCGACAAGGTAATCGCCTATGCCTGTTCCCATGCACAGGAATATGGGTGTAGTAGAAATGGCGCAGATGGCCGGGCATGCCCGCTGCTCCATGGTGCTGGTCACTGATCATTTCGGAGCAAAGTTGGAAACACTTGGGCGGCCTCAAAAATTGGGGCCGCCGCCCTTAACCAGTCGCCTAGGCAGGTTTTCGCATACCTACAACCCACACAGATATCACCAAATTTGACAGGTATCTCAGTTGCGGCACTTTCATGAGCGGCAACGAAATGTCTGGCTGCACAGGTGACAGCCTCCTGTGTAATTCCTATATTCGCTTCCTCTGTGAGCATATGAGCACCCCCTTCCCAGTCTGCTGGGGCGTTGCCGCGCCCTCTGGTTTACCTGTGGTTAAATCATATCCGGAGTTTCTCCGGTTGTCAATAAAATTTTCGGAAAAACTCCGGTTTTGTAAGTTTAAACAAAAACACACCCGGAAATTTTACGTTTTGGAGGTGAGCGAAGTGGATACGGTTGATCGGATTTTTGAAATCCTAGATCGCCTGCCCATGGAGCAGCGAGAATTTGCTAAACTCGTAGGGGTTTCCGATGACACCGCAAGCGATTGGCGTCGGAGACGCTCTGCCTCCTATACAAAGCGGCTTGCCAAGATCTCGGAAGTTCTGGGCACCTCGGTGGAGTATTTACTGACTGGTGAAAAAAAAGAGCCCGCCCCCACTCCACCTCCTGATTTATGGGTTAAGTTTAATAGCCTCACCCCGGAAGGCCAGAAAGAGGTTATTGCGTTCATAGAGTTCAAACGTGGGCAGGAGTCTCAATCTTAGATCTCGTTCCCCGGGCGTTGCCGCGCCCTCTGGTTTACCTGTGGTTAAATCATAATCTCATTTTTTTCGATTGTCAACATTGTTTTCGCAATTTTATCTATTATCGGCAAGGTTAACAATTTCCAAATCTCAATTTTATCTATTTTATTCAGGTGGTGATCCCGATGGATACTGCGGAAAGGATATTTCAATTACTAGATAAGTCTGGCATGGAACAAAAAAAATTTGCTGAATTGATTGGTTCTACGGACAAAATCGTAAGCAAATGGCGCACGTCTGGTCTTAAGTCCTACCGGAAATACCTTCCGCAAATTGCAGAGGTTTTGAACACCACTGTCGACTATCTACTCAGTGGCGACGAAAAAAAGCCCGCCCCCACTCCGAAGAATGGGGACGAGCTGGACCGTGACACCATCATGGCGGCATTCATGGGTGGGGACATGGATATGAGCCCCGAGGAGAGAGACGCCCTGTGGGATGACGTGTACGAATACGCCAGATTCAAGGCCGAGCAGTGGAGGAAAAAGAAAGACCAGGAATGAATCTTTATGAGCTCTATGATTTTGCCGTGGATCAGGGTATTGATGTAGATTGGTACACCATGCCCTTCGCCAAGTCCTTCTCGATTTTCATTCCATCGCTTGACCGGCGTGCGATCGCGCTGGACCCGTGGAAATTCGAGACTGTAGCAGACGAGTTCACCACCCTGGGCCACGAGGTCGGTCATTGTATGACCTACAGCTTCTATAACCGCTGGGCGGCCTGCGATGTAAAGAAAAAGCATGAGAACCGGGCCGACAAGTGGGAAATCGAGCAGTTCCTTCCCCTGGACGCTCTGGAGGCCGCCGCGCACGAAGGCTGCACAGAGGTCTGGGATCTGGCGGAGCGTTTCGGCGTTACTGAGGATCTTGTCCGCAAGGCCATCTGCTGGTATAAGCATGGCAACCTTGCGGTAGATCAATACTTATGAATGTGTCCGATTCGGACACTTAAAAGGTTGATGAAAATGGGACTCTTTTCTTTCCTATTTCGCCAAAAGTCTCCTATAGTGCGAACTTCATCTGTATTATCATGCCCTTATTCTTCCCCTTATGTAATACTAGATGTGGAAACGACGGGGTTAAATCCATTTAGCGATAGGATTATTCAACTTTCTGCAATCAAATACGACACTCAAGGTTCACCGGTCGATTTCTATAACACCTACATCAATCCTCAGTGTGCTATACCCCCTGCCGCCTCCCGGATAAATGGGATTACTAACAAAATGGTAGCATCCGCGCCGACTATTATAGATATCAGCAAGAAGTTTCTTTCATTCGTCGGAGACTCTCTCATTGTTGGTTACAACGTAAATTTTGATCTGCGATTTTTGAATCAAGCGTTTTGTGGGGATTTTAATTCCCGACAATATGTAGATGTATTAGCAATGGCTCGGCAGTTATTATCCATGCCCAACTATAAATTAGAAACTGTTGCAACATGTTTAGGATATAGACCTGCCACATCCTTTCATGATTCTTTTTCTGATTGTGAAGCGGTTGCTTCGATTTTATATCATGTCGCCGAGGATTTAGCCTCTTGGATAGAGTCCTTCAACCCTTTCCCCTCTCCAACGCATTTCGAGAAAGCTCCTGTTTTGTTTAGGCAGGACAATTTTTCCTTTAACGATGAAGGCTTTCAATATTGGTTTCAAGGCGATGCTGAAAGAAAATCCGGCAACATTGAAAAGGCGTTACAGCTATTCGACAGATCCAGAGAATCTGGATATGACTGCCCAGCAATTTACGAATCGTATGCAATGGCCTATCGTAAGCTCAAGGACTATGAAAAAGAAATTCAAATCTTAGATGAAGCTATCCAGCATTTTCAAGGTTCCGTGGCAGATAGCTTTGAATACCGTAAAAGTCGAGCTACAGCTTTGTTGCTTGCAAAACATAATAGGGAGAAAGAACTTCAACGGATATCTGAAGAAAAGGCTAAGAAAGCTGAAGCACGTCAAAAAAGGCTTGCCGAAGCGGCCTCCAGGCAAAAGAAGCCGCTCGGCCGCTCTATCATACAATGCACAGACAACGGGGAAATCGTAAAAGAATACGATTCTGTTGCATCTGCTGCAAAAGAAATCGGAGTTAGTACCAAGTGCATACGAGATGCAGCTAATGGCAAGCAGAAGCATGCCGGGGGGTTCTGTTGGCGTTATAATTCGCCCTCTCCTCTTGATGGTGAAGATGTATAATACAAAACTTAACTACAGAAACCGAGCCGGGGCCACGGCCCCGGTCTCTCAAAACGCCAAAAATCGAACATTTGTATTATCTCAAGGAGTGAACGCCATGAAAATCACCGTGATACAGGTCAACAATGAACTCGCCAGCACCGGCGTCTCCGTCTATGTGGACGGGCAGCTCCTGGGCAGTATCGGCCCCGGCGGCAGCGTCTCTGCGTCGGTGGACGCCTCTGCCTGCCGCCTCCTGGTGGAGTGCGGGGTTTACCGCCAGGAGCTCACGCTGGAGCAGAGCGCCGTCCTACAGGTCTCCTGGGGCCTCACCACACCTGAGATGATTGTCAGTCACGCCAAGAAATAAGGGGGCCTATTCATGCGACGTGCAAACGGCACCGGCTCTGTCGTGAAACTCTCGGGCAACCGCCGGCGGCCCTATCTCGTGAAGATCTCCACCCGGGATAAAGACGGCTATGTGCGCCAGGTAGCGCTGAGCTACCACGCCAAGCTCCAGGAGGCCCAGGAGGCGCTGGAGGCGTATAACCGCAAGGCCACTGCCGGGCAGGCTCCCCGTGCGGATATGCTGTCCTGGACGGTGGGCCAGGTATATGCCGCCTGGTCGGCGCGGGAGTACCCCCGTTTAGGGCTCGCGTCTGTCACCTCCCACAAGGCAGCCTGGAATAAGCGGCTATCCCGCTATGAGACCGAGAAGATGCGTTCCATAACCCTGGATGACTGGCAGGCCATTCTGGACGAGGGGGAGGACGAGGGCCGCTCCCAGTCCAGCATCAACAACGATGCCCTCCTGATCCGGGCGCTCAATGCCTACGCCATGATGCGGGACATCATAGGCAAGGATTACTCCGCCTATCTGGACGTCCCCACCGTGGGCATCAAGGTAAAAAGAGGCTCCTTCAGCGACTTACAGGTGGCCGCCCTGGAGAAGCTGGCCGCCGCTGGCTATCCTGGGGCAGACAGCGCCCTGATCATGTGCTATACCGGCCTGCGGGTCTCCGAGCTGCTCTCCCTCACACCATTTTCCTATCACCCGGAAGAAGGCGGATACCTCCAGGGCGGCGTTAAAACGGATGCCGGCCGAACCCGCATCATCCCGATCCACACCAAGATCGCCGGCTATCTCCGGGACTGGATTGCCCAGGAGGGCCGGCCGACCGCGGCGCAGTATCGAGCCCTCCTGTTCCGGCCGCTGGCGGAGGAGCTGGGCTGTCCCGACGCCACTCCCCACTGGTGCCGGCACACATTTGCCACCCGTCTGTCCCGTGCCAGCGTTGAAGAGCTCACCATCAAGCGGCTGTTGGGCCACTCCATCAAGGGCGACGTGACCCAGGTCTATATCCACCCCACCGTCACCGACTTGGCCAGGGAGCTGCGCAAGTTGGCATAA